TCATTTTTCAGAACATTCAGGGGAATTTGCAATACAATACAAATCCCCTGATCTGTCTAAATTAATACAAAACAATAAAAGACTACAAGAGGAAGATCATCACATGAGAGATGAGTTTCGTTTGTGTGCAAGAATACCTGTAATGGTTGCACAAGAATGGAAGATTAAATTTGGAATTGATATAAATAAAAAAGAAGATATGAAGGCTATTAAGAAACTACTTAACAGTCCTGATTATAAATATTTAAAGACAACTAGTAGAGTAATATAATGGCAATATCAACATACGCAGAACTTAAAACATCTATAGCAAACTGGTTAGATAGAAGTGATTTAACCGATGTTATTCCTGATTTTATTGCTTTAGCTGAAACAAGACATAAAAGAGATTTTAAGATCAGAAGAATGGAAACTAGGGTAACAGCTAACACTATAGCTAATACTGAGTATTATACTTTGCCTGATGACTATATTGCTATGCGTAATATAAAACTTAATACAGATCCTAAAACTCCTTTAGAGTTTTTAACCCCTGAAATAATGGACAGATTACAAGCAGGAAGTAGCGTAGGTTGCCCAAAATCTTATTCAATTAAGGGCAATGACATACAAATAAGACCTATACCTGATGGTATTTATGAAATAGAAATAGCTTATTACAAAACATTTACTCCTTTATCGGACACTAATACTACAAACGATATGCTTACCCATCACCCTGATGTTTATTTATATGGTGCGTTAGTCGAAGCAGAACCTTATTTGCAAAATGATAAAAGAATACAAGTTTGGTCTGGGTTTTACGATAGAGCCAAAGAAGATATTATAAAATCAAACGAGAGAGATAGACACTCAGGCACAGCACCTGTAACAAGAATTGACTACGGATTATATTAATGACTACATGGACTATAGTTTCTACAGATTCTACAACATGGAGTGTTATACAAAATACATCACAAGGGTATTTTGAAACAGAAGATAACTTAGATTTATTAGTAACAGAAACAGGATTACTGTTTCAACAAGAAGGGGGAGTTGTTATAGCTCCTGATGACTGGCAAGATGTTCCAGCTACAGCAACTACAACATGGACTGAACAATAAATGGCAACACAAAAATTTAGTGATTTAACAGCAACAACAACCCCTAATACAGAATCTGTATTTGCTATAGCTCATTCAGGATCTAACTTTAAATTAACAATTACAGATTTAGCAGCTAACTTACCAGCTATTTCAGCAACAAGTTTAACTACTTCAGGAACTATAACAGGTAGTGGTGGGTTTATCGGAAACCTAACAGGTAATGTAACAGGAGCTGTAACAGGAAATGCTAGTACAGCAACAGCTTTAGCAACAGGTCGCACAATAGGCATGACTGGAGATGTTACATGGACTTCAGCATCTTTTGATGGATCAGGCAATGTTACAGGAACATCGGCTATCGGCACAGGTGTTATTGTAAATGCAGATGTAAATACAAGTGCAGCAATAGATGCCACTAAAATACATGATGGCACTATATCAAATACAGAATTTGGATACTTAAATAATGTTTCCTCAAACATACAAACACAATTAGATGCAAAAGCATCATCAAGTTATGTACCTACTGCAATTACTGTTGCAGATGAATCCTCAGACACTACTTGTTTTCCCTTGTTTACAACGGCAGCGACTGGGGATTTAGGGCCAAAGACAGCATCAGGATTAACTTTTAACTCAAGCACAGATGTATTGTCAGGAACTTTTGCAAGAAATATTACAGGCAATGTAACAGGTAATACTTCAGGCACATCAGGTTCAACCACAGGAAACGCAGCAACTGCAACAGCGTTAGAAACTGCACGAAATATTGGTGGAGTATCTTTTAATGGTACAGCAAATATTGATCTGCCTGGTGTTAATGCCACAGGCACACAGAATACATCAGGACAAGCTAGTACAGTAGCAAGAACTAGAGGTAAAGATTATAAATCAGACTGGGGAAGTTCATCTTCTCCTATATCCTTTGAAGTCAAAGTAATTACTAAAACATCTGCACACCCCTATACAGGCGTAGGCTCTAGTAGTGCATATACAATAGATGGAGTTGAGGGAGCTGTATTAAACTTTGATGGTGCAGATACAGGTAAAACTTATTATTATAGATTTGATCAAGCTGATGCAAGTAATGATGGACACCCTTTAAGATTTTATTTAAACGCTGCAAAAAGCACAGCTTATACAGCTAATGTAACAACAAATGGTACACCTGGTACTGCTGGTGCATACACACAGATACAAGTAGATGAGTACACTCCAAACCTATTGTATTATCAATGTAGCAGTCATGCTCACATGGGTAATTACATACATCATATTTCTAATATGCACAATAGCAATGGCGTGTTGTTTAAAATGCCAACATCAGATGGCTCTGCTGGACAAATAATGCAAACCAATGGTTCAGGTGTTTTATCTTTTACAGCAGCAGGTGGCACAAGCCCAACTGTTACAGGGGTAAGCCCCTCAACAATGGGAAATACTGCAACATCTTTAACAATAACAGGAACGAATTTTGTTATTACACCTAATGTAGAATTTATTAATTCATCAGGCGTTATAACAACCCCAAACAGTATTACAAGAAATTCAGCTACACAGCTTACAGTCAATGTAACATTAGGCACAGATGGGACATATTTTATTAGAGTTGAAAACCCTGATGGTTTAGCAGCTCGTAGCTCATCAGCAATACTTACAGTATCAGATGCACCTACATGGTCTACATCTGCTGGAAGTTTAGGCGAGGTTGCAGCAGGGGCTTCAGTATCTTTAGATGTAGATGCTTCATCAGACTCAACAGTAGCGTTTAGTGAAACAACAAGTGTGCTAACCAGTAATACTGACACACCTGCAAGTACCATGAATTTAACACTTAACTCATCGACTGGTGCAATTACAGGCACAGCTCCTAGCCCAACAAGTGATACAACTTATAACTTTACATTAAGAGCAACAGATGCAGAAGCACAAACAGCAGACAGAGCATTTAGTATAACCATATCAGTAGGTATGAACAATTCAGGACAATTTAATCCATAGGAAAATATAAATGGCAACATCATATTTAACAAGAGCAGCATCAGGTGGCAATCAAAAAACTTATACAATAAGCGTATGGATTAAGTTTGGTAGTTTATATTCACCATTAACTAATCAAACAGCTAATAGAGTTATTATTGGTAGTGATATTTCTGCTGATTCTGAAAACCATGCGACATTATCATTATATAATGATGGCAACTTAAGATTTATGAATTTAACCAGTAATGATTGGGGAACTCATAAACGAACAACAAGAAAACTTTTAGACCCAACATCTTGGTATCACATTGTATGTCGAATAGACACTACTCAATCAACAGCAGACAATAGAGTTAGACTATATATTAATGGAGTACAAGAAACATCTTTTGAGGGAACAAATGCAACACCTGACCAAAACGAAGATACAGGAATGTTTAGATATCAAACTGTAATTGGTGCAAGAAAAAGCTCATCTCCTGATGATGTTTGGGTTGGCAACTTGGCTCACATGCACATATGCGAGGGATATAGTTATGCTCCTACTGAATTTGGAGAAACAGACTCTACCACAGGAGAATGGAAAGCAAAGCTAAATCCATCTGTAAGCTATGGAGCTAATGGTGCTTTTTTAAAATTTGAAAATGCTGGTGCATTAGGTACTGACTCAAGTGGAGAGGGGCATAATTTTACTGTTGTTGGAGATTTAAAACAATCGCCTGACACACCTAGTAATAACTTTTGTATATTAGATTACAACCAAGCATTAGTACCATATAGAATAAGATATGCTGGTACTAGTTTTTGGGGTGGCACATCTAATGCTACTAGTGCAACGGGCACACAAATGATGAAAAATGGTAAATGGTATTTTGAACTAAAAACAACAAACGATAACACTCAATCAAATGGAACGACTATAGGTATAGTAAAAAATGGTACTTATGCTTCAAAAGCATGGAGAACAGAGGGGGCTAATGGAATTCCAGGAAATATCTCAAGTTCAAATGGTTGCGAGGGTATTAGTTATCAAGCACAGACTAGCACACCAAATATTTTAGATGCTGGTGGTGGTGGCACAGTAAACTATGGTGTTCAAGCAAGTGCTAACGATATCATTATGTGTGCCTTTGATTTAGATAATGGCAAGATATGGTTTGGTAAAAATGGCACATGGTTCAATGCACCTAGTACATCTAGTGCTGGAGACCCAGCAAATGGAAATTATCCCGGATTATCGTTTGCTAAAGGCGATGACTTTTGGGGTGTTAGTGTTACAGGAGCTGACAATGGCGGAACTGATATTGACGCTCTATTATGTAATTTTGGCGAAGGAAGATTTGGAACAACTGCTGTATCATCAGGAAATGCAGATGATAATGGTGTGGGTACCTTTGAATATGATGTGCCGGCCGGTTTCTATGCAATTTGCACAAAGAATATTAAGACTTATGGATAGGAGATTTATATGGCTTTTACAACAGTAGACAAACCA